TCTTCCAAGTGATTCAACTTGAGTTAGACTTCTCAAGAGAGTTCCTACACTAGACTCAACCGGTATTTGATGAATCATATAGCCTTGCAGAGCGTCGTGAACTTCTTCGGTAGTCAAAGTATCACCTTGACTCATTATGTCGATGATAGCCGCCTTTATTCGCCTTTTTTTGTTTGCACCTTTTCCTTTGACGGCATCCATCATTTCTTTGGTGATTTTCTTCTTGTATTGAAGTTTCCAGCATGTAGTCATTTGCAATCACAACCTACTGCTAAAGGAAATTTCTTTTGACATTCTTTACATGGTGGATTGTTCATTTCTTCATCCCCATATATTCCTGATGAAGTAAAGCGATTTGGTCTAACATGTAAGTCATGTCAGCATCCATTTGCCAATGTTGGCGGTCAATGTCTGTATTTTTGTGGATGCAATGAGTAATTCGACCGTGAATCATAGCAAGTAATTTTTTGTTGGAAAATTTATTTGGGTTGCCAGCATGATTCAACTTCGCATGAATTGCTTGCTCAACATATTTTGACCTATTCTTACTTGCCTCGTCAAGTGCTTTTATTGTCGATGGTTTCAGAGAACAAGTGATGACTTGCCTCCTCGCTTGGTTTGGTATAGATTTCCGACCCATGTCGTTCCCAATCTATGTTAATATATAATTGTTAAGAATATCATATGTTAGTTGTTAGTAAGTAGTTGTTAGATAGTCGTCATATCGTAGTAGTTTCTAAGTAGTATATAGTATAATCGAAGGATATCCCATAAAAAAACTGAAGCATAACCAAAAAATAACTTCCCGACCTCTAAAATATAATTATATTTATTTAATATATCTATTATAGACCCATCATGGCGAAAGGAAAGAACGACCTAATTCTAAGAGATAGATTGCAATTTACACTTGATGGTAACGGTGATTTGGAAACCGTTTATGGTCGAGTAGATTTGAGCGATTATGTGAGCGTAGTAAATAATCAAGGATTATCAATCAAGGAAATGAGAATACAAATTAGAAACCCAGCAATAAAAGACACTGGAGTTTTCAATATGGATTTACTCGGAAACAATCTATCAGAAGGGCAAGTTAAATTTGCTAACATGAAAATTATAGGTTCAACAACCGCATATGAAAGTTTAGTCGATACTGGAATCGGTTCACCAAATGTCTTTTTCAATGCTGAAATAACTACTTTTGTTTCCAAGCCCACAGGTTCAGATACGCCCGTTTCAACACAAGTTGATTATTACGAATTAGGCACACCTGACCTTCATCCCGAAGGTTATGTTGTCGTAAGTGATGTGTTAGTAGGTATCGCGGCTAATTCTGCTGAAAGTTATCTAGAAGAAACACTTGAACTTGACATTATGCTTATCGCTGAACCTGTCAAGGTTACCAAGGAAGAACTCAAAGAGATGCTTGCACAAGCCACCGACCTGTGAAGGTGGTTACCTTGGGAAGAAAAAAAACAGAGGCGGCTAAGTCAAAGACTGAAACCGCAACCGCTCTTGCTGGCCTAGGTGGTGCTATTGGCTCTGTCTTTAGTCCTGTTGGCGGTGCAATTGGTGCGGGTGTTGGTGCGATTGGTGGCCTTATTATTGGTGATAATAAAACGATATTTCCCATAGATATGGTCGCTATTCCAGCATACCAAGCATACATGCTTAATGGAACTCCTTCTATGACAATATACATCAAAGCAGGTGAAACTCTTGTTCCTACTGGGGGCAATGTGCTAGACATGCAAGAAAACATGTCTGTGGAGGCCGTGGCTGTGGCTGACAAGCCTAAGAGGACAAGGAAACCATCCAAGTATAACCAAATCTATTCTAAGCATTTTAAGGCAGCGCAAAACAGACCTGATTACAAAAAGAAAGACGGCACATGGAAGAAAAACGGATTCAAAAGGGCAGTGAAAGCGGCTCATAAGAAAACTAAACTGGAGATGAAATAATGACTATACACGAATTAAGAGAGTCGATAGAATTTAATTCAATAACTCTTGATAGTAACGGCCTTGGAATTGTTCAAAAGGTTATCAATTTGAAAGATAATATGTCTCATAAAATGTTACAGTGTGACGCTTTCTTAGATAACCCACTTCCTAAGTTTTCAGGTGATACTTATTTGGCCGAATTATTGGTTACACCTACACCGGTGATTTATACTGACATGGCCATTGCTGGATTTACTTCTAGGAGTCCTGCGGTTGCTAATGAAAATATATTGTTTAAAGAATATTTTTCTAATATAGCACAGGCGGATAGGAGGGAATTTCCTAACCGTTTTATTTCAGCAAGACCAACTTTTACTTGGTACATGCCTAAACTTTACTTGACTTTATTTCTTCATGGTGAACCCAATAGTGTAGTTGAAGACTGGGCATTATCTGTTTATTGTGCAGTGGAAAGCAAAAAGGCTTCATTAGTCACTTACGGGATGGGCGTTATTCGTGAAGACCACATCGCTCAAGTGGCCGCAGTTATGTCTAATGGCCGCTTTATTGAACCTGCGAGAAATGTGGGGCAATCGTTCCCAATGTGGAAATATGGAGGAGTTAGACCTGAATTAATGATAAGTGGCTCATCATTGGCTAACTTCTTTAATCGGTTAGAATCAAACGACCCTCAAAACACTAACACGCCTAATGCTCTAAGGACAATGGCAAAAGCAGCGCGACAGATGGTGCCAAACCTTGAGTCATTTGGTACTCCAATAACTCCTTTTGGAGCAATTCCTTCTTGGGTTAGTTTACAATTATTCAAGGGTGTTGAATCAGGAGCAATACGAGACCAATGGCCGCCAATTAAACACGCTGATAATGGCAATGTTTTAACCTTCTAAAACTAGCTAGTTTGAAATGCATGGAAGTGATGTACTGAAAGCCATAGATAAAGCCCAAAATGAGCGCATTGTGTGGTGTGAGCGGCTTTTGTATGCCATTATTGTTTTACAATTTCCACAACTAGCGGAATTAATAATTTGATTTGAGAGAAGGGGAGGGATTCCGACCCTCTTCCCTTCTCAATTATTTATTTATTATTTATTCTAGAGACTTCAAAGACCATGTTTGAATTGGTTTTGTAGTTCTTCCTTCTTCTTTTGATGCGACTCTAATTCTTCCAAGTGATTCAACTTGAGTTAGACTTCTCAAGAGAGTTCCTACACTAGACTCAACCGGTATTTGATGAATCATATAGCCTTGCAGAGCGTCGTGAACTTCTTCGGTAGTCAAAGTATC